AGCATCTGCGCCAGTAATACCCGCCGCCGCACTAGCAAGCTGTGAATCGACAGCCGCATTAAATCCCATTGCACCTGCACCTGTACCTGCACCTGCACCTGCACCTGCACCTGCACCTGCACCTGCACCTGCACCTGCACCAAGCGAACCGAAACCACCAGGTCCCATAAGTGCCCCTGCCCCAGCTGCAAGAAGAGGCGCCCCAATTGCTAGTAATGCACCATTTCTTGCCTTTTTTGCATTTTTTGCCACAGCTTGCCTATGGTAAGCATTGTATTCGGCCAGTTGAGCCGGGGACAGAGAGTCGAGCCAGCCCTGCCCGGTCTTCGTCGTGTAGTCCTGATACGCCTTCAACGCATCGGCGTAGCCAGCGGCCTGACCATAACCGGACACTTCCGCTTGCGGGTCGTAGTAAGGCTCGGTCGGTGCCGGTCCTTGCGCTGCGTAGTAGTCTTTCAGACTCCTAATATAGTCTTGATATGTAGCCATTACAGCAAACCCCCAAGTCTGTAACTATAGTCGGTACTTACCCAAAGAGCTGCCTCGTTAGACGCTGCAGCTATAGCAATAGATGCTGCTACGCCCATGCCCTGCGCTTGAACCCAATTGCGTTGGGGTTTTACACCACCGTACCATAGTGCCGAATCCCACAAAGCTGCATCCCACCGCGCTGCGCTAGGTCCTGCACCTTGTCCTTCTGGCGGTGCAAGATCTTGCGTGGCAAAATCATAGACAATGGCGGTATTAAAGACAACGTCTTGCCCAACAATAAAGCTGGGGCGGTACATGCCCACTTGCTTTTGGGTGCCGAGTGAATTCAAATACGAGTACGCTTGCTGGGCAATCGCAATAATGCTAGTACCGCCCTGTCCTGCAGTATCAACACCATCAAGATACCCTTCCCAGGCTATACACACGCGCCCGTCATAGGTACCAAAAAAGGGCTGGTCATTAAACGTAGTCCAAGTGGTGGCGTCCATGTTTGTAAACTGCGCCCAAGCATTCGTAATCTGGTTAGAAACCAGCTGAATGTTGCCGCCGGGCACAGTTACCGGAACATTACAAATGAGCATGTTGATTTTAGGTGTATAGCTTAATTGCCAATTTGACAAATCACCGTAGTCACCAATCAACTCTGACATTAGGAACTGAATCTTGTCAGATGGGAAGGACTGTTTAACCGCATTGATGGTGGTAGACGTAACGAGACCAGCCATTGACACAATACCTTGTTGCGTCAAGATAAAAAGATCCCCGCCTACTTTAGTGTAACTTCTGCGCCCTTTAACCGGGGCTCCAGTATAGTATACACCTACAAGTTTCCAATTATTGGGATCATTAGGATCAATGCCTGAATATACTGCGGCGTGTCCTGTAGATGACACCGCTACAAGATGATCTTCTGCACCGTTACCGTCATCCATAGTCCAGGTTGCCAAAAATGACAAATAACCGCCTTTACTAAAGAGCGGCCCAAAGTCAAAGGCAGACATTTCCCCGTAAATAGCATCTGCGGGGAGGTAATATCCTCGAGCAGAATCTACCTCCACAGCCCAAAGTCTGTGCTGATGAAAGGTTAGTTGTATGGCATCTTTAGGGTCAAGATTCTTCCACGTATACGCAGTAATACCGTCCCCGAGTACAAGCCTGTGGTAACCAGCACTATTGTAAACAATGCCATTATCCGCGCCATTAACCGCAAGTAAGTGCGCCCCTGCAGTATTGGTCATGCCTACCGTTTGCCAGTAGGCATTTGTAAGGCCTGTAACACCTGGTACAGTTAACGTTGCACCACGTGTAGTTACATCCCACATGTCAGCAGCCGCCCAAGCAAAAAGCTTTTGCGAACCATCTTCGCCAGACCAAGTAGCAACAGTGCCCACTTCAGGGCTGTCCGGAATAAGTATCCAATCTTGCCAACCCTTGCGGATGCTTACGCCGTAGGGCTGGGGCCAAAAGTTTTGTAGTACGATGGCATCCAACTCCGGCATGGCTGCCAGAGAATCACGCGCATTAAGACCACCAATCGGCGCTGGAACCGATGTGATCTTATTATCTGCTTGTTGGATGGGCGTTGCAAACATTACGGATTAACATTCCAACTGCCGTCTGGAATAGACCAAGGACCAATATATCCTACTGAAGCTGTAGAACCTGACAAAGAAAGCTTTGCAGCACCTGTATCTTTACCCGTCAAGTTATTAAAGACACGCATGAAGTCGCCGTTTACACCGGCTGTATTAAACCCCTTAAGCTCATAGAACTTAAACTTAACAAATTTGACTAGCAACCAAGGATTATAGTTTAGTGTATCTTCACTAGCAACTATCATATCTGTTTCAGTAGTTTCACTTGCAGCAGTGGTAATCCAATTCTTTTGGATATACTCCATAGACAACGTGGTTGTCGATGGGGAGCTGTCTGCTGAAGGCGCCGGATAGATTTTAAGCTTGTTATCGGCTACTCGGTACCGCAGTCTTGGCAGCGGTGCTACCAATGAATTCTTTAGCCAGGCCCACTCCTGCGGAGACTTCGGGCCAAGCAATGGCCAGTGGTTTGAGCGGTCCCATTGGGTTTGATCTACAAAGTAATTGTAATCATCGGGTAGATCATACTCTGAAACGCCTACTTCAGTTTCAAAGGTCCACTCTTTGCTGAATTGTTCCCACGGGTAATAAAGCATCAACTCGTTACCACCCGAGTTGAGCAATGAAAGCAACTGTACCGATTGAAGATCAGTCAGCCCAGTAATGGTGTTAACTCGGTTAAGCCCAAGTTCGCCGGCTACTTGATTAAGTACCGCGAGTGCAGACCAGTACTGGGCCATTTATTACGCCTTTGCAGAAATCTTCTTTTCAGCCTTCTCGGCAGCAGCGGCAAGGACATCAATTTGCCGTTGAAGATTGGCAATCGTGTCATCACGATTCTCAAGCTCTTGCTGAAGTTTGAGCATGGGCGCAGCTTCCTTAGCCAAATCAAGATACTTTTGCGCGCGCTGCTTCATGGAATGATGCCCCATGAACTTTTGTGATAGTTGGTCAGACATGCTAGCCAATTGCTCTACAGTATAGCAATTTACTGCGTTTAGCTCCATGATTTGCGCGGGGCTAAGCCACACAAGTGCTGAAAGCGGAGTACCTTGCTCTTTGACTTCACGACCAGCTTTAAAGTGCGCGTATTGCTTGGCAAACCTACGTCGATAGTTATCATCAACCAGATTAGCAATGGTGTTCTTTGACCCCGGAATCATGATTTCAATGATCTCTTCATCACGATAGATGGGACGGCCTGCTTGTACAGACTCGAACTCGCAATGCGTGGGGACAACAGAAAACTTTACCATAAGCTTCCTATCAGCCTCGTCTTGTTGCGCATCTTCAAAATTCATCTCAAAATCAGCGGTGGGCATGGTTGCTCCGTTAAGTTAATTAAACCAAAAAGACCCAGAAATACGATCCTGTAGGAATAGTAAGTCCCACAGGATTGTAAGTTTTGTATGCTTGTGCGGCACCTGCAGTTGCTACACCAGCAGCTGAAACTGCACAAGTCTGGTCAGCAGAAACAACTAGCGGGGCGGTGTTAGTAACAAGCCGTGCAACTTTACCTGCAGCGACACCCGAGTCTGCAGCAACAGTTACACCGTTGACTGCAGAAAAGTCAGTTTCTTGAACTGGGTTATACGCCCAATAACCAACACCATTAATCCCAATATAACCGCCATAGGCAGCCGGACCTGCCGGCAGTCCCGAATCTTGAACATAGGCGCCGATGTACGGCACTTTGTTAGTATTCGCAAGGCCAATACAGGCGCCTTGATTTCCTTGGCTCATAGATTACTCCTTATATATGCTGTAAAGGGCCGAAGCCCTTTACATTAGGTGTTGTCCATGCGGCCTTGGAACTGCAGGCCAGACGACGTGAGGTTACCAGCCCAAGCCAGGATTTGCGTGGACGCATCCTGGTTGACCGAGTAACGTTGTCCGGGTGACAGCGGAACCATGTTACGCGCAGCATGCGGACGATAAAACAGGTACTTCGTGTTGAGGAAGTACGCGCTCGTTGCCGGCACTGAGTTAGGCGCAGTACCTGCAGCACCTGACGGCGTCCAGTTAATTTGCATACCACCATCAAGCACCACATCCGCGTCCATATACTTCACGCTGACAAAACCAAGCTTGGCGGTGTCAGTGCCCGTGAAACGCTGGATGGCTTGCAGAGAAGCCATGTAGAACGACCAGGTTACGTTATCAACCATGATCAAGTCGGGGCGATCGCTACCACGAACAAGCGACGACCACATACGGTTGAAGTATGTTTGAACATTAGTTGCAGACATGGCCGCGCCACCAGTCGTGGTACAGCGGAAGTACTGATTACGCCAGAACAGCCAGGTTGCACGGTTGATGCTACCGGGCGATCCGACTGCGGGGGTGGTGCTGACTTGTTGCAGCAAACCATCGATTTGCTTGCCGCCAGACGCGCTGCCGTCCGAGTACAGGCCAGACGCGATCAGGTTGGCCATCGAAGACTCGGCGACATCCATGCGGCTGTCGATAAGATCGATGATGCGTTCCTTGCCGGCGTTTTGAAGTTGCTCAAGTCCGCTGATGGTAACCGGGCAAGCCGCTTGCTTGATCATGTACTCAGCAGAACTAACGACGTCTTGCGCAGCAATCGGAAGAGCTTCGTAGCCTGCATACCAGCCGGCATTGCCGTTGGACGCAAATGAAAGCTCTTGGTAGATGGACGAGCCACCAGAGAATGTCTTGATGTTACCACGCTGCTTAAGCCGCATAAGCAGTGCGTTATTACTAGTAACGTTGTCTGCAATTTCACCCGTGCGAGACGTGATGGTAGTAGCGATGATGTCGCTTACATTAGGAAATGCCACAATTATTCCTTTCGAGCCGGGATAGGCTCAGATGTCTGAGATGTCCAGCCCAGATCACCTGGTGCCGGTTGAGGAGGAGCTTCCATGGGTTTTGCGGCGGTCTTGGGGGTCGGAAACCTGATAGCGCCGAGGATGCGGATAACGAATGGGTCCATTACCTTCCTCCAAGCTCATCATAGGCGGCCTCGATAATCCCGCGGCGATCTTGTGGTGGTTTTCCAGTAAGTGGGCCTGTAGGCGCGCCCCTAACTGAGGCAGATGCTTTCAACGCCCGCTGAGCCTTTGCGTTCTTTTCGGCTGCTTGCGTCGCCTGCACCTGCCTTGCTGTGGCCTGCGCAACTACTTGGCTAATATCCGGATCCATCGCAACAGCACGATTATACGCTGTTTTCAGATCAATTGACATGCCTTTTTTCGCCATAATTTCGACAATATCTGCCATAGTATTACGTACGTCTTCAAAGTACGGGTACGCGGTAGTATCCTGCGCCATCTGCTCCACAGTAAGTTGCACTTGCTGCACTGCTTGTTGCTGCAGCTGCAAATCACGCTGTTGCTGTGCAGTAAGGTACTGCTGGAAAGGTGCTAGCCTTTGCTGCAATAGCTGTTCAACCTTACTTTCAACCGGGTCAGCAACTGACTTACCTGCAAGCGCAGCATCAAGCGCAGCAATATCGACCCCGTAGTCTACAATTAGTTTAGCCAGGTACTGTGCCTTCTGCACAGCTGGCCCCGTAGCAAGCAAATGATCTGCTGCCAGCAAGTTTTGAATGGCTTTGACCGGATCACCAACTTGTTGAATCCGCGCCATGTACGGCTGGATTGCTTGATGCACTTGTGAAGTAAATTGACGCGCTTGCGCCGAGTCACTAAGCACTCTAGTAGTTTCATGCTCACGACGGAGTACTTCTTGACGAATATCCGGATCAAGCTTGTCCCACTTTGCTTTTTGCGCAGGTTTCCAAGCTTGTGGAGCTCGCTCTACGTTTAC